GACGGGAAGGATGAAGAAGATCCTAGAACATTTAGAGGTAAGCAATGAATCCGATTTGGGCATTTTTATTTAAAGACAAAATTCGCACACCGTTCTCAGTGTATAAAATGAGTTTAGCAGAAGTGTTGGTGCTTTGTGGTATTATCTTCGGAGCAGGTTACGGTATCGGACAAGCTGCGAAATGGATTATGAATCTCAACAACGCTGCTGATGAAGCAGAGTCTGTGGTTCCTGTGATAGAACCTGTTGTTCCTGTAGTTGAGTAAACAAAGGAAAAAGAACAAAGGTTTTAATAACAAGGGACCTAAATACTTTGAGAAGTTAACGAACTACAAAAAGAAAATTCAGAACTTCTTCAGAAACGAATCCAAAAGAAAACACGGAAGGAAATTAAATCATGAGTAAACTAGAAGGTAAATTAGCTAGACTAAACCCAAACAGCGCACACGCTCGCCGCATTAGACAACAGCTTGGTATTGAAGAGTTCGCACCTGCGGAGCCAGTAAAAGCTCCTGCGAAGAAAAAGAAAACGACTAAGAAGAAGGCTAAGTAAATGGCTGGATTTGGTAAATCCGAACCTTACAGTAACTTTGGGTCCACACCTACAAGCAATGACTTTGGTGAGCCTGTTACGCTTAAAGATTGTTGGAGAATTATACACATGGAGGCGCTTTGTGATCCTCCGAAGTTGATAGGTTCTCCATCACTAGGCCAAGTAACTTGGGAGCTAAACATCAAGATAAAGCTATCAAAAAGATGTGAGTGTGTTCAGAGGCCTAATAGACCTGTTTGCCCTGTGCCTAATAATCCAAATTGGGGTCCTTACTCAGCACAAACTGCCAACGGGGGGATGATGTGGGGATTCTTTGATTGCCAAGTCGAATGTACAGATTGTGGTCGTATATTAGGCGAACATGCTGGAGCAGATGAAGTCAGCCAAACATGTGAACCTGATTGGGGTCCTAAAGTTTTAAGTAAGAAAACAGAGATGAAGATAAATGTAACGATTCCAGAAGGAGCAGATCCTAGGAGTTCCAAAGTGAGGAATGAGTTGGCAAAATCTCTAGCTGTAACCGTTCCTAATATGGTAAACCAATGGATTGATGACAAGGCACTTGATGGAGCCAGAGCCATGGGCTATACGGTTTCCTGTTGTGGTGGGCCTAATCCTTGGGACGGCTAGTGCTGTACAATAATCTACAACGGCAGTCATCGGCAGTTATGCCTTTCTGCGGTTGGAACTTCGCTGGGAGCCGTTCACCTGTGTGAGCGGTTTCCCTTTATGGGCCTGAAAAAAATCGGACGCTTCGCGTCAAAGCTTTTTCATGTACCAACCCTCTGGTGGGTTATTGGTAATCTCGTAGCAATTCTTACTAGCTTTGATCACAGACGTATACTGGGAGAAACAAACAGGATCCTCTTTCCAGTCTCCGTAGCAAATAACCACATCGCTGATATTCACCAGATCATTCCGCTGCTCTTCGTTTAGTTCATAGCCGTAGAAGAACTCTAAGCCTTCTTTTGTATTGTTAATCTTTTCCATACAGAGTTGCGCGAATGCCTCGTCTGTCTCTTTTCCAATACCGTAGATATACTTTGCATTACTAAGTATTACATTAAATTGTGCAGTCATGGTTTAATCTCCATAGGAAGCTCTGTGTTAGCTATAAATGCTTCCCTATTTTTATGCCAGGAATCTCTTCCTACTAGCTCACCTCTAGAGTTATGTAGGATGTTCATGTCAATTACCTTATTTGTGTAGCCCTTGAGAAAGGCTTGAGATGTGTAGTGGATGTCGTAAAAGTCCCACTCTCCTTCAAAGTACTCAGGCTTCTCTAGACCTACCTCGTCAATTACTTTCTTTCTGGCTGCTAGGAAGAGTCCGTCAAGAACTACTACATCGCCTGGAGGACCGTAAGGAGTCAGGTATTCTTGCCCCTCTGGGTTTAGATGAAGCACCTTTCCTTTGTGCTTTCCCTGTTGCCACTCTCTTTGATTCCACCATACCGCTTCTGGTCCTAAGCATGTAGTTCCTGCTGGACCCACAAATCCAGACTCAGGCAAAGACAAGCTCTCAGTAAGTTTTCTTACAAACTCTTCTGGGCTTTCTCTGATCTCAATATCGTCATGACAGAAGATCATGATGTCTTCAGGCTTAGGATCTATTTTTTGGTAGGCTCCTGTATATGCTTTAAATAGTGACTTAGCATTAGATAGTAAGTATACTCCAATGCCGCAACTGCATAAAAAAGCTAAGAGTTTATCAGTTGTTTCACTTACATCGTCTCTTGAACGAGTACATATAACAGCGTGTATATTCATATACTATAATATATGGACTGGACACCTTTTTTATGGAAAAACAAGATTTATTAAAAGAATTTAAACGATGCGCTGAAGATCCCATCTACTTTATCTCAAAGTATGTTCGAGTTACTCACCCTGTTAGAGGATTAGTTCCTTTCAAGCTGTACCCCTTCCAGCACCGCATCCTACAAGATCTCCAGGACCACAGATTTAATATCCTAAGGAAGTTTAGACAGGCAGGGTGTACTACCATCGCTGCTAGTTATTCTCTGTGGATGGTAATTTTTCAAAAGCATAAGTCGGTTATTATTCTCTCCAAAGGTGACTCAGAGTCAACCGAAGTGCTTGATCGCATTAAACTCATGTATGAAGAGCTTCCAGCGTTCCTTCAACCAGGGATTGCAGAGGACAACAAGCACAACATGAAGCTGAAGACTGGTTCTGTTATCAAATCTAGGCCATCTGGTAAGCAGTCAGGGCGTTCTCTTGCTGGTTCTTTCTTAATTATTGACGAAGCAGCGTTTATTGAAGCTATTGATACCATTTGGGCTGCTGTTTATCCCATTATTTCAACGGGTGGTCGAGCTTTCGTGCTTTCTACTGTTAATGGTATTGGAAATTGGTATCATGATGTGTATCAATCTGCTATTGACGGAAAAAATTCGTTTAATCCCATTGATATTAGGTGGCAAGAGCATCCTGAGTACCATTATAACCCAGACTATGAGTATTTGTATGAAGGAATGAGAGAAAAAGGTCTTGATATCCATAAATGGGAGCAAACTACTAAGAAAAACATGCCCACCAAGCAATGGTTGCAAGAGTATGAGTGTTCTTTCCTTGGAACAGGCGAAACTTTTGTTGAAGGAGACGTTCTAAAGCAAATTTCTCAACAAACTAGTGAAAAATACTACACAAAATACAACAATAGGATGAGAGTATGGCAAGACCCGCAGCCTCAATACAATTACATGATAGCCTGTGACACATCCTTGGGTAGAGACAGGGATTATTCCGCATTTCATGTGATTAATATGTATAATGGTCAACAAGTTGCCGAGTTCTACTCTAATAGAACACCAATAAATGACTTTGCTAAAATTTTATCAACAGAAGGTATGCTATATAACATAGCGCACATAATCTGTGAGCGAAATACTATTGGAAATAACTTAATCGACTGGCTGTACAACATGTACGAATACGAAAACTTATGGGCTGATGATAAAGGAGAACTTGGTTTCCAGGTCACAGCTAAAAACCGAGATAGCATCTTAGCTGAACTAGAAGAAGCTATCAGAACAGACTTAATTAAAATCAACTCAACACGAACTTGCGACGAACTTATGACCTTTATCATTACTGAGGGAGGAAGAGTTCAGGCTGAACGAGGACACCATGATGATTTGGTGATGAGTTTGGCTTTAGCCGTAACAGCATATAAGAACTTAATAGATACGAGTCCAATTGATTTTGTTTCTCGTATAGACAAAATGGAAGCTCCTGCGATGCCCTCCAAGCATTACAAGCCTAAACTAAAAACCTCATTTGGAGCAATGAGTGAAGAGGATTACCGATGGATAATGAAATAAACGAAAACGAAGAAGAGCTTACCGAAAGCGGGTATACTACTTTTGGTGGAAGCCAGGGAAGAGCAGGTTCCTACTATACGCCCACAGGTCCCGTTGGTCGTTTCTTTGCCAAGTTTTTTGCTAACAAAGCACAGTACGATGCAGTAAAAGCTATGGACCAGGGAAAGGTCCACCCTACAGCAGGTGACACGGTTATATCCACTGAGGTTGTAAAAGATGATAAAATTGATGATGCTCCCGCTATGGGAGGTATCTCCAGAAACCCTATTCTACCTCAACTAGAACTTAATAGAAGAAGACGCTATAAAGAATACGAAGAGATGGATGAATATCCTGAAGTTGGCGCAGCGTTTGATATTTACGCTGATGATGCCACTCAAAAAGGCGCTAGAGCCGAAAGGTGGACCATTCAATCAGAAAGTAAAATGGTTGTTGACGAGGTAGAAGCTCTTTTTGAGCAGACACGCATGACTAAGTTCTTATGGGATATTATTCGAAATACTGTCAAGTATGGAGATTGCTTCTGTGAATTAGTCTTGGACGTTAACAAGCCAGAAGAGGGTATTAAGAAAATTAAGATTCTTAACCCTAATTGGATCATTAGAGTCGAGAATGAGTTTGGATATTTGAAGAAGTTCTTGCAAGAGATCCCCAACTTAGAGTCCATGCAATACTCTGAGGTTGGTGGGGATGCGACTGACCGTCCTGTTAAGTATATCGAACTAGATAAAAATCAGATCGTTCACTATCGTCTTCATACGTCGGATCCCGTGTTCTACCCATATGGTAAATCAATTGCTGCTTTATGCATGAGGGTCTTTAGATCTTTGAAGATGATGGAAGATGCTATGATGATCTATCGTCTCTCTAGAGCCCCTGAGCGTAGAATCTTTTATGTTGATACAGGAAACTTGCCTACGAGTAAAGCTGAGATGTACATCGAGCGTTTGAAACAAAAATTCAAGAAAGAGAAGTACTACAATACCCCTAAGAATACCGTAGACGCGAGATTTAATCCCATGTCAATGGACGAAGACTTCTTCGTTCCCTCTAAAAATGGTAGAGGTACTAAGATTGATACTCTTCCTGGTGCTACTAACTTAGGTGAGATTGAAGATGTTAGGTATTACAGGGATAAGCTTCTTGCCGCTCTCAAAGTTCCGAAAGACTATATTGTAGAAAAAGACTCGTCGCCTGAGAGAAAGGCTAACCTTTCCCAGCTTGATGTTAAGTTTGCCAGGACTATCCAAAGAGTTCAGGTAGATATTGAAACAGGTTTAGAGAATATGGCAAAAAGACATCTTCAGCTAAGAGGATTTCCTGCTGCTTTAATTAAAAAAGTAAAAATTAGATTGCCTGAGCCTTCAGACATGTCAGCAAAGAGAAAGCTTGATCTTGATGAACAAAAAACCAGAGTTATTGCCGCAGTGCAACAATTAGCACTTTTCTCTAAAGACGAGATCTACAGAGAGTACTATGATATGACACCTGAAGAGATTACTGTTATGAAGTCAGAAATGGAAGAACAACAGGCTGAAGAGATGGAGCAACAGCAAGAACAGGCAATGCTAACAGGGCAAGCACCTGCCCCTGGAGGGGGAGCCCCGATGGCTGGGCCAACTCCTGAGGAAGCAGGGGGACAAGAAGGCTTGGAGAATGTTCCTCCTACAGCGAATGAAGAAAAGGTTTCTAGTTTGGAGACTTTAAGAGAATTAGTTCTAGAAGATGATAAAAAAGAAGTTATTTCTAGAATAATCGAAAAACAACAACAAAAAGCGTAAGGTATTCTTAAATACTTACATATATAACTTATGAGTGCAAAACTGGAGATTCACAATGTTTTCAAAATTATTTGAGGAAAGAGATAAAACTATCTCATTATTAGTTAAGCTGGGAGATTGCTTGTCAAGATCTCTACGGGAAAATGTTACATTATTTTCTATTGATAGTAACAACTCTCAAGTTACCTACTTGTCAGAAAGTAACAAGGTAATCAGCGGTGATTTTAAAATTGACAAAGATGTTAAGATTAATAAAATCAAAGTTCAAGACTCCTCTATCTTCGAAGACGGTCAAGAGTACGATAGCTTTGTGAATGAAAAAATCCACTCTTTTGTTGAAGGGATTCACTATGGAGAGTACTCAAGTGCTGACAACTCCTTTGATGATATCCTCTCATTGTGGGAAAACAGGCTTAAGCTTGGTTCAGTCCAACGAAGGCTCTATGAGAAGACTACTCGTTTAGAGAGCCTAGAAAACATCCTGGAGTCCGCAGAGTTTCAGAAATTAGTTGAGATCAGTCCTCAATTAACAGAGTTCTTATCTGAGAATACTGATAAAATCTCTAGTGTTCCTGAAATTAAAAATGCAGTAAACTTATCTAACTCAGTCTCTCAAGCATTTGATTTCCCTTATCTCTCTTATGAAGATTTAGAAGAAAATAAGTCTTACACACTCAAAGACGGAGTTAGTCCTTCTATCTATGAGATGATTTGCAGACAGGAGCTTGTCAAAAAAGAACTAGTCGAGTCAAAAAAGAATTTTGATCTTATTTGGGCTGATAATGCGGCTATCAGAAAGCTTTCCAGCATGATCTTTGAAAGTGATGAAAAGGTTGTTGGGGCACTCTCTGAAGCTTTAAAAGAAGTTCCTTATCTGGCTTTAGCTTCTAAAAAGAACCTACACCAAACTTTTAATAATTGCCTTTCACAGGTAGATGGAATTGGTGTTTCAGAAAAGGACATTCAAGGTTTTGCTTCTAGAATTTTTGAATACAAAAAAGAAGTAAAAGAGATGTTTATTGAAAGCATCAATGAAAAGTATGGCGTAAACATTCAAAACCTGCAAGAGCCAGCATCGTTTAAAAGTCTTGCAAACACCCAGGTTGTTATTTTTGAGTCTTTATCTCGACTTGCTCCGAAAGGAAGTGTTCTAAAGCAGGTTCTTTCAGAGATGGCTGTCTTTATGAAAGGCAAAGCGGGAGTGGAAACTATTGATGTTAATACCTTCCTTTTTGAAACTTTTTGTGAATCAGGTTATGGTCAACTGTTAGATGAGGCTGCTGCATCTCCTAAGGAGAAAAAAATTGATTTCAAAAGAGTTGCTAAGAATCTTGGAGACGCCCAAGACGTAATTACTTCACTTCAAAAGCAAACAGGCGACAACCCTAACGCTGACAAAGATGAAGAATACTCAAGTGATGAGAATGTCGATCAGGCAGAGATGAAAGCCTCAGAGGCCGAGCCAGCGTTGCCAGAGGAGGCCCCTGAAGAGCAAGAGGTTCCTCCCCAGGACGAGCCTGAAATGCCCAAGACTCAATCACAAGATAAGATGGTTAACGATCTATCAGACTTAGAGAGCATGGTCGCTGACATTGCTGCGGAAATTAGCAGCCAAGATAAGGAGAAAAACTAATGCAAACACAATTTAGACCTTACTCAATGATTGTTCAACTAGATTCAATCTCACCCTCAGCACTAGTTTTAAGGGATACCGCAGGTGATCCGTTAAAATGTAATTTTATTTCAGTAGAAGCTTCAGGAGAAGATACGGATAGTTGGTTTGGAGTACAATATAATCCAGGCGATATTACTGGTTTTACCACTACTCCCATAGCTGGCTCAGTTTCCGCAGGAACCGCAGTTGGGGTTACAGCAAGTGGTGCTGTAGGTGGCTTTGCGACTACTCAAAAAGGTATTGTTGAATTTTTGCTTGCTGATGCCGATAGGGTTAACACTATTACCTTAGGAATAAGTTCGGCTCAACCTTGTAAACTGTTTGTTACTTATGGTCAAATTCAGGCTGGTAACGTCATGCGAGATAATGAACGACTAGTGGGAAGTTAATCTTGAAGATTAGTAAGTTTGGACCAAAAGGGGTTGCTTCCCCTCTAGCTTCTCGTCAACACGCAGGTAGAACGTCAGCATCTACGGGCGCAACCTGCGTGTTCTATGAAGATAGAAGTAACTTTGTTACCTTTCAGCTAAGAACCTTTGGTAAAGCTTCGGGAGCTAGAGGTAACAAGTGGAGGGTTCTATTATATAAAGTTAGTTCAGGTCGTTTTGCTTTTAGACTTGTTAATCCTGCTGGAGATGTTCTTGTCACGATCACAAGAACAGGAGGAGTAGCTAACCTAGTGAGCGCAGTAAACACGAATGCCACTGTCGGTAATATTGTTAATATGAGAATTACAGGAACTATTGATGATGATACTACCTTTGCCTCTAGCCTTACAGATTATTGCCACTTTAACGGAGGCTCTTAATGGTTCAGGATAAGACTCCGTTATTCGTTGAAACAGACGAGGGTGGAAATGTAACTAACTTTGCGGAGTTTGTTTCAGGAACCGATGTTATTCCTCAAGAACTGGGAGGAACGGGCGCAACCTCTGTTTCAAGTCTTGGTTCTAGTATTCTAGTAGGTGAGTTAGCTTCGGGAGTCTCTGGGGCTGCTCAGGAGGCTGTGGGGTTAGTTTTTAGTCCTACTACAGGATATATCTCTCCTGAAGCTGGGATGTCGCAGTTGAATCTTACAGGTAAACAAGTTGTTACTACCGACTTAACAGTAAAGGCTACAAGCTTTACTGTTAATGGAACGCAGTGTCCTATTCCCCTGCCTTTCGCTTATATTCAACTAACCGCAGATGACGCGGCTTCCTCTGACGAACAGAAAGTTGGATATTCAAATACCCCTACTCAAGTTGTATCAGATACCGATGATATTTCTTGGGATGATTCTGCTAAACAATTTATTGTAAAAAAAGCAGGTACTTACGAGTGTGTAGGAAGAATCTTTTTTGAAGGCGGGTCTACGTTAATTGAACTGCATATTAATAAAGAAGGAACCCCAGTAAATACCGCCACACCTAGGGCTCACACGACGGTTGATCCTGTTGAAAGAACAATCTCCGCAATATTTACTGCTGCTATTGACGATACCGTGGATGTTACTTATGAAGCAACTTCAGCACAAACTACAGCAGCACAAATAGGAACAACCGTAACTGTTAAAAGGCTTAAGTAATGACCACACAAGATAAAAAAATGACGATTTCAAAAGATACTTTAATGCCTTTGGGTATGGTGATCGCCCTCTGTGGTGGTGTGGTTTGGATTAGTAGCCAACTAACCTTAATTCATAATAAGCTGGATTTACTAGAAGCAAGCTTGGAAGAGCAGTGGACCAAGCGGGATATGGAAAATTGGGGCCTGAAGTTAAAACTACAGAACCCTGATATTGAGATTCCTGGCGTAAACAACTAATCAAGCATGTGGTTTTGCTTTGCTGCTCTCAGCATTCGCCAGATGTAATTATCTCTTAGTGCGTTAATGGTTGTTAGTATATTGGTTAGCTTTGTCAGGAGTTCTTCGTTGATGGTTTTTTGATGTAAAATCATATTGATCTCTTCAACTGTTGCCTGTAATGTCTTGATGTCTTGTTCGGAGATCTTGGATGCTTCCTTCTTTATTGTTTCTCTAGTCTTCATCTTACTACCTTTATTTTTTTGTCCCACGAACTTATCGTGAGAGTGATTCTTGAATTTCCTTGTTTAATATTCTTAATAGGAAGAACCGCGTGTGGATAATTTCCATCAAATAGGACAATCCTATTATACTTGTAAGGAATTGTAATCCAGTTATTTAGTTTGTTTTGTTTAACCTCGTCCACTAAACTATAAATGTTACTATAAAACTCTGTGGAGGGGACGTACTCTTGAGTATCTAAGACTAACTCTCCACCTTCCAGATCATCTTCTGACCCGAGGTATATCGTAGCAGTCATTTTGGCAGGTACAAGCTCGTCTTTTACTGCTTCTTCGCAGTCAACATGGTGATGTAGGTGGTCATTGTCCTTGTCTAGTACGTTTGCCCACACTTCGTATCCCTTTCCTGAAAAGCTGGGCTCTTTTACGCAGAGTCTGCGTATTAATTGACAGATCTTGGACTCCAGGTCGCTGGATTGTTTTTCTTTCCACACATAATTATGAGGAAAGAAATCAAACTGCCACTGACCTGCATAATAAAAATGACGATAGAGGTCATCAAGAACATCCGTTTGTTTATAAAAATCATCAATAACTTTTATCATACTACTATTACCTTGTGGCCTTCTTTTTCATAGTGACGTTTTCGTGCTCTCGAATGATCTTCTAAATATTTTTCTTTATCCATAAAATCATATACATATACTTCTTGCTTAGAGTCGTGCCTTCTTAATGCTCGACCTAAAGCTTGTAATGTTGCAATCTCGGACTTCATTCCTCTCGCGTTTATGAAGTGGGTGATTTCTTCAATGTTAACCCCTGTTTGGAGGATTTTAGTACCAATGAGGATGCTAGGTCCTCGACATCCTCTGAATCTAGATATAGCTTTATACCTTTCTCCGATGGAATCATCCCCTTCCAAGAACTCGCACTGGCCTCCAAGTATGTCTTCCAGGGTTCTTCCGTGGTCAAGGCTACGGGTAAGTATAAGTATACGAGCATTCTTGTTTTTGTTTCTGATGTCATCCGCTATCTCCTTTATTTTATTATTTCTTTCATCGTTGTTAACAATGTATTCTTCATACACATCCAAGTAAGACATGTCTTCATCTAAACCGCTGGCATCATACGTTCTATCTATTAGTTGAATGAGTGGTTTGGTTAGTTTCCCTGAGTCTACGAGGGCTGAAGTGTTCACAACCTCCCACACGGCTCCTAGAGCGCCCTCAAGGTTGTTTCGGGGTATCGGCTCGTTCGGAGGCGTTGCGGTGAATCCAACGCGATACAGGGCGTTAGGGAAGCTCCTGATGGTTGGGAGCGTAATCTTCCCATTAGCGAACTCATGGCACTCATCCACCATTAAAACTTCCACTTCCTCCAAGTGAGTGTCGAGGATTTTTTCAATGCTTTGAACGGTGCAAAGCATGATATCTCCATAAATGTAACCTTCACCGTAGCAAAGGCCAATATTGTCCATTCCACAAGTTTTAGTGAGGAAATCATAGCTTTGTGTCAAAAGCTGTTTTGCATTGAAAAGTAGCACCATCTTCCTCCCAGCAAGAGCTTTCACCAATCCAGCCATAATTAGCGTTTTTCCTGACCCTGTAGGCGATTTTACGATTCCTCTCTGTTTTTCTAGAGCAACCTCAATTAGCTCTTTTTGGTAGTCATAGTAGGTAAACCCCTCCATATCCCAAGATTTAGGTTTTATGCTTGTAGAGGTCTCATAAATCACTTCTGGCTCGCATTCAATTTTAGCCAAGTTTTTCAATACACTGTCTAATAATCCACTTCTGAACACTCCTGACCTAGATAAGAAGTGTTGTTTGCCATCCCAGTGCTTGCGCTTGTATGCAGTTGAGTACTCCGCGCCAGGAACCTTAAAAGAATACAATTCATAAAGAGCTTTTAAGAGTTTTGGATTATCGGTCTCAATGCGAGCATTTAGAGTGTTTACAAATATTTTCACACACTATTATAGTTTAGGCTAAAACCCTAGGAGAACATTATGTTAGAGCAAAGTCCCGCAGTTACAGCGGCCAAACAAGAAATTGTTGATGAGTTATTAAAAGAGTTGCCCTCAGACGCAGCGATTGAGGTTGAGTTACCTTCAGAGAACAAACTCTACACTTTAGAGGATAAAGATATGCCTATCACTTTGAGGCCAATGACCTTTGAAGACGAGAAACATCTCGTAAGTGCAAAAACGGATGATGATCCTATTAATCTTATTCTTCAGCGATGCGTGAGCAATATCAAAGTTCCAGACCTTCTTCCCATGGACAAGCTCTATCTCATCATGAAGCTTAGAGAGCTTTCTTATGGTGACGAGTACAATACGCTTCTTATCTGTCAGCACTGTAAAGCTGAGAATCCTACTACAGTTAAGCTTTCTACTTTAAATGTTAATCCTGTTCCCGATGATTTTTCAGACCCTATTGAGATACACTTAGAGGGTCTCAACAAAACGGCGCATATTAGATTGCCACGGGTAAAAGACGAAAAGTACATCGGCAACGCATCCAACGCACTCGACCAACTATGGCGGTTTGTAGTGGATATTGATGGTCACACCGATAAGTCTGTGATTTCTGCTGTGGTGGATAAGCTTCCCCTGAGGGATGTTCGCTTTATTCTTAATTCTCTAAAAACTGATTTTGGATTAGACACAATGATTAAATTTCAGTGTGGATCCTGCGGAGGGGTATCGGTCGTTGACCTACCAATAGATGCAAATTTTTTCGATGTGAACTAGAAGATGTAATTGATTTAGATAATCTTCTTCTAGAAGCCTATATATTGGTAAAGAGGGCTAACTTCACATACAGTGATGTGAGGGAAATGACCCGCACAGAGAGAACAATATTCCTTCAACTCCTAAAGGAGGATGTAGAGAGAGAAAACGATGCAATTAAACGGAACTAATCTAGTAGACAGGTATGGCAGACCGAGTGTAGGGTCTAAAGTCGCCATTCGTACACAGTTTTTAAACAATGGGGCTTATTTTGATCCTTATGATGTTAGTGCTTGCACAATCTTTGCTCGACTTGCAAACGCCAGTCCTAGTAGTGTATTAGAGCCTTCGAGTCAAATAGTTAAGACGGGACTTTCCATGTCCCCTACGGGCGTTGTCATGAGCTTCGCTATTTCAGGAGATCCCTCTAATGCCAATGGTCATGATGGAGGAGAGACAGGGGAAAATGCGCCTAGGGTAACTTCAAACAACCTGGAGAATGCTGCCTATTTTCCTGAATACATCCCTGGAACCCAAGCGAGTGGCATCTATCGCGTAAGCTCAGGCGATTATGTTGCCGTTCTAGATGGAGAAGTTGATCTATCGGGAGGATTTAATCTAAATTATCCATACCAGCAAGGAGAAACAGTTCAAAACAGCGCATCTGCTGTTACTGAATATATTGATGTGTGGACTGTTAAGCTCTTTGCTACTTCCGACTATCAAGTATTTATAAATAACTTCACGTTATACAACGATACCTTCATAACTCTAACAGAACCACTTCTTCTGACTACAAGTAATCGCTTATCTACAAAGCACCTTAATGTAGGAACTAAAGCTACGATGCAAGATCTAGTTATTACTACAGAAATTACAGTTGATAATAGGAACCTAACCGAATCCGTAAGAAATATCATTCAAGACTACGGAATCCAAAACCCCAGCATAGTAATTAATCGGGTGGTGGATGGAACAGCAGTCCCAACTTCAGTGGCGTTTACCACGGATGACGCTAATATTAGAGTGACGGGGGACAATACGATCATCTATCCCTTTGGTGGAGCAGGTGATGCGGTAACTCCAGGAACTTATGTAGTCGAAGTTTACTACGATTTCCTAACTCAAAAGATCAAATCACAACCTATGTATTTTATGGTTAGCTAAATTAACATAAAATAATATAAAAAAAATACAGTACGGGGGTACATATTCTAGAGGATTAAATTATGCCCCCATCAAGACAACCAATTCAAGACGGTAGCGATTATGTTGCCGCATCTAATCAAGTTACCGTGCAACTAAACGCTTCAGGCGATTCTAGTGCTTGCGAGTTCGGAACATGGCACACTCATGTCCAAGTCCTAAATGGGATGTATCAAAGAAAGTGGGTTTACGAGAGTATGCCTCAAGGGAACCCTGCTTCGGGGGCTCCTTTAGTTTCCTATAATTATGTGGATATTAATTATACGGTGCAGGTGATTGAAGACAAGGAATTCGCTTCCTATTGCAGCGGGTTATACCAGCCGCAACAACTTGCAGTCTATAGCGATTCCGCTTCGGGAGGATTAGGTACTTCAGGAACTTTCACCACTAGTGCTGTAGGTTATGAAAGGAGAGCTTGGCAAGATGCTACTGACACTGAGTATAATTGTCAACAAACCGCAAACGGTATTATTGGAAAACAGCCAGGAACATATAATACGGTCTTGGACACATCGGCCAGTCTAGCCTCACATATTGCGGATTTATTGAGTCAAGCACATACTCAATGTGATAGATTCAATCCGAATATAGTTGAGTACTAATCTGATACTCGAAATCATAAGATTGAGTCTTCTCTAAGATCCACTCTTCTAGATTGATCCCCGCAATATGGGCTTCATTCCAATCTTTGTATCCTGAGGGTGGAGGGCACACTTCAAAGCTCTCCATCCTCATTTGTTTTCTAGTCCTATCGAATTTCTCAATCCCTCTCTGTCCTGCTTCATCGTTGTCGTAGCCTAGGATAATCTTACCTTTGAACGTAGCGAGGATCTCCGCTTGTCTAGGGCTGATTGAGCTTCCGATGGTAGCGGTAGCGTTTACCCCCTGAAGTTGCAGAGAGCGAGCATCTAGAGGCCCCTCACAGACAACCACATACTCTCCATCCTCGTCCGAGTCGTAGTAAGGGTAAAGAATGTCCGAAGGCTTAGGCGCGATGTCCGTTGAAGGATTCAAATACTTTGGCGACTGGTCGGTAATGGTTCGTCCCTGGAAATAATAAACATCACCATCAAAGCTCATGAAGGGGATAATGATCCTATCTGCAAACCTGCCCTCGGTGCATAGGTAGTACGGAGCCTCCTCTTCCTCCTTCAGGTCAAACAAGTTCCTGCCAAACAAGAAACTCCA